AAAATACTCCATTTACGTCATCATCAGTATCAATATCAGATTTGACCTGAATATTTCCACCAACAGTAAATGTTTGTGCTAGAGGATCTGAATATTCAACATTAACTGATCTACTTAAATTTAAACTAACTGTATTTGAAATATTTGTTCTTGCGGTTTCTCTTGTAACTGTTGCTTGGAATCTCAAAACAGTTCCATTTGCAGTATAAGATGTTTCTGCAAAAGAAATTAAATTGCTTCCAGGTAATCCTTTAGAATTTGTGGAACTAGATGTTAATTTGTAAGTTTTTGTTCCTGCACGCAATCTAACACTTGGTATTGGATTTACATGTGGAGGTCTAATAAAGAATGATCCATTAAGGTCTCCAAAATTGTCCGAAATTAATCTGATGTCCTTTACAGAGGCAATTGCATTGCTGCTTTGTCCAACTAATTGCATCCCAGACTGAATATATCCAAAATATGTACCCTGTGCTCTCTTAGCAAGTCCATCAACGTCAACATTAAGAACATTTGATGTAGAACTATATACTGAACCTAAAATTTGAGTCTTATTATATGGATTCTGATTATATGTTGAATCTGGACTTGAAATACTTCCTGATTTATGATCAGGTCTACACACTCTAAATCTAATTCTTTCAATACCACCTATAGTTCCAATGACAGTTTCTCCAATTGTAAATGATGCAGTTGCATTTTTAATTTCTATGAGTTTTGGAATTACATCGACTTCACTTCTTCCATCTAAGAATTGATAATATCTTGTATTTGGTTTTAAGTTAGATGCATTAAATTCTACATTTCTAGATCTAATAAACGATGTATCGCTAGTGCCAACTACTTCATTACGAATACTAGTATCTACAGTGTCAAAAGATCCTCTAGAAGTGCTTGAGGCCCTGAAAGAGAAGTTTCCTACTTGTCTTGCAGTAGTTCTTCTGAGTTCTCTTCCACTTCCTCCACGAACAAAAACATTAGATCTGACTCTAGAATTTAAATTATTATTTAAATTTACATTATTTGTTCTAGTAATTCCACGATCAATGGTTCTATCAGGTAATTGAATTGTTCTAGTCCAATTATCAACTGCAGGATCTAATGTAACTGTTCCACTGTAAACAACAATATTGAATGGATTTACATTTTCAATTTTAGTTGCAAATGACTGCTCTAACCAATCAATCTCATCATATGCAAGTGTTAAAGAGTTACCTGTTTTTTCTATATTAGAATCTAAAAGAACCAAGGGTGTAGTCGAATACTTATCTGCACTTAAATCTAAATTCTCTGGAGTGATATTATCTAATGTTGCTATTAGTGATTCTAACGAATTGCTACTAATATCAGAATTGAGTGTTCTTGATTCTTCATCAACTAATGTTGTTGATTCAAAAGTATCAAATCTGGAACTATCAGAGAAGTCGTCAACAAAAAAACCACTCTTAAATCTATCAGAACCTTCGGAGTCTTTTATTTGTAAGGTTTGAGTATTAACTTCAAGTAAAGAAAGAGTTGTTACTCTTTCTAGATTTTCTACTCTATCTTCAATAATACCAATATCTCTCATTGTATATCTTCTATTATCAGTCAGAATAATATTCGCATCTGATGCATCATAAAGATATGCTGGATATTCTATAGTTCCAAGTTCTAAAAATTCACCTTTTTTGGTAGGTGGTTTTGGATTTTTTGAAGATACTCCTTTATCTACAACAAAGTTTCCAAGAATATCTAAGTAAATTTTATCTATTCTAGGAAGATAAAAACTTTGACTAATTATAGATCCCTCTTCGGGTGCCAAAAGTCTTAATGGAAATGTATTAAATGTTGATGTTCTTGAATTGAAATCAAATGGAGATCTATCTGTTGTTACTGAAGGATCAAAAGTTGCTACTCTAGGTCTAAAATCTAAAGTATCTGTTGCTCTAATAGAACCTCCAATATTTGGGATATCTTTTGAAAATCTCTCCCTATCATAACTGTCTACTGTAAATACATCTCCAGAATCATTTGTGGGAACAGTATAATGATCAAAAACTATAATCAAACGTCTCGAAGGTTCTTGAGTATTTTTATTCCTTACAATTCTAGAATAATCATAATACTGATTTTTTTGTCCTCTGTTTAACTTAAATGACTGTGTTATGTCACTATAATTTCCATTAGTTATAGAATCAATCTGAGTATTGATATTGGATTCTTCAAAAGTTGCCACTTCTCCAACTGAGAATTTATTTCCGTTCAAATAAACAATTCCTAATTTATTTGCACTTCCAGAAGATGGATTGGTAGTAGTATTATTAGTTACAACTCTAGCAATAGCATTACTTGTAGATCCTATAATATTTTCTCCAATTATTGCATTCGATCCAACATTTGAAATTACAGAAAATTCGACAATATCAAAAGATGGATTATTACTATTCAATGACTCATAAACTGCAAGTACTTTTGAAACGTCGGGATAGTTTAGTGAAATATCTTCATCTTGAACCCTTAATCCATAATATTGATTAAGGGTTAATCCGTCATTTTTGGAAGTCGCAATAGTGGTTCCAGATTCTTTTAATCTAGATCCATTTACAGATAAAACAGTGCTTCTGGAATAATTTTTTGTTTTACTTTGAATACCTGTTTTAAGTGCTGTTACATTAACAACTGTATCATTGTCAGATTGGCTACTATCCAATCCTCTTAATGTTATAACATCTCCATTCAGGTCGAATGAATCTGACGTGATAGTACCAATATCACCTCCATTATAACCAACAGTAAATCTTTCCTGATCAAAGTTAACCCAAGACATATCATCGATACTACTAATATCACTAGTATTGATAGTTATAGTATTATCTGCATTATCAACATCTTTACCAGTTAATTGATCAATTAAAAATAATTGGGATGTAGAAAGGTCAACTGCAGAAGCATTCTCTTCCGGTAATGGTGCAAATAATGTTCCATTTCCTCTTATAATAGGTCCACCCAAGAATCCATTAACTTGTATTTCTGATGATGGTAGTGTTCCATTAAAAACTCCAGTAACACCAAGACCTATTGCAGAAATTTCTAAAGATAGTGCATCGGATGATACACTAGATACTCTATTATAAGTTTCTGTGGATACTCCAGATTGTTGATATCTAATTACTGTATCAGTATTAATTCCAACAAAAGTGCGACCTGGAGAAGTCACTGTAGAAATACCGGGACTTCCACCAGATGGACTAATTACTATTTGTGATATAGAACCTGGAAAATTAAATGTTTCTAGAATAGAATCTGCTGTGAAATTATTAGTTCCACTAAAAGGTGTAGTCTGTTTTACCGATTTAATATTCTGTGTATTATATGCACGAACTTCAATTACAGATCTTGAAGATTCTATTCCATTGATTAATAAAATTTCACCTTTAGCAAACGTTCCGGAAGTCTGTCTTAAGAAAATTTGATTAGATGCTCCGTCTGCTGTTGCAAATCCACTAGATCCTGTGCTCTTCCCTTTGACAAAGAAAGACTCTTTTATATCTGTCGATGTAACAGTATCATTTAAAGTTAATCTCGTATATGTTTGAATGTCATATAATCTTAAATCCCAACTAGTAGTTGCATTAACATATGGAGCATCTGTTAAATTAAATGAATATACTCTAGCTTCTCCTATCTGACTTCCCAAACAACCAAATTGCGAGTATAATGCAACTGTTTCTCTTACTTTTGCTAATCCAGTTACATTATTAACTCTCAATACATTTCCCATTTCAAATGGAACTGTAACATTTTTAATATCTTCAGTATCTCTTGGTTTATCTATATCAACTGTAGTGGACGATACCTTTTCGATATCATAACCTTTTACATATGCCTTTCCTGGTGATATTTTTAATGTAGATAAATTATCCGAAGGAGTATTTCCATCATCAGTCTGTTCATTGGAGAAGTATACTCCATCATTACCCAATCTATCATTTAACGACTCTTCTAAATTGAGATCAAATGGTTTTACAGTATAATTACCAGATTCATCAAAAGTTCTCTCGGCAAGATAGTCTCTAATTAAATTGTATTGAGTTTTTGTTGTTATCTTTTTAACTTTTCCATCCTTTAATCGCAATAACTCTACAAAATTAGTGTCATTAGTATCTGTTAATGATTTTTTTGTAAGAATTAATGTAATTTTTAATCTATCTGCACCAGGTGATGCATAATTTGAAAATCCTTTTGCATTATCAAATAAAGATTCGTCTTCTTTTGCATTAATTAAAGATTCATTAATTTGCAATCCAACTCTATATGATGGGGTATTTGTATAAAAATCTAAGAGAATTGTTTGAGGTAAAACATTTACAAAATATCCCCTTATAAAATAAACACCTCCACCAATAGATGCAGATGATCCTATTGTAGTTGCATCAGAATTAATAGATGAAGCAAATGGAGTTCCAGAATTTATTATTGTATTACCATATACTACATTTTTATTAGAAGACAACAATTCACTATCTTGAAATTGTGCGAATTGAGAATTATTATCAGACTCTAAATATTTTACATATAAAGTTATATATTCTACATCATCACTTTCTGTTGGTAAAATTACTTTTTGAATTTTAGCAGTAACTCCAGAAACTTGACCTGTTATTGTTTCTCCAACAAATTCGTCAATATATAATGATACATCAATTCCAAATTGTGTAGTATTTACTTTTACCGCATAAAATTGGCCATCATATGAAATATTTCCTGGAATGACAACCGATCCCTCTTTAAATATGTGAGTTCCAAAATTTTCTACCTGATTTTGGAGAATCGACTGCAAAGTCGTCAGTTCTCTAGTTTGAACAGGATATCCTGGTTTAAATAAAACTTTTAGAAAGTTTTTTGACGAATCAAAATCATCATAATATGGATTAATATTTAAATTTGTTTTTTGCGACATTTTTCTTTAGAATTCCAGAATAATTTTGATGTCTTCTTTTTGCCTAGAGTCTCTCGTTATAAGAGAACGATTATCAATGTAAACAACATCTCCTGTATTCTTATTTATCTCAGGATTAGCAAGTCCATCTGTGAAAGTAACCCCCAAATTAATTTCTTTGGATCCAATTGTAGTTGTAATTCCTCCAAAACTTGTATCAACTGATGCTGTAAAAGTTCCATCGGAAATTGTACTTGATGAAGATTCGAAACTAATAATATTGGCCTTACTAGTTACATCATTTCTGTCAGTTTGATCTAAAGTATTGCCAAAGTTTAAAGATCTATCTTGATAATATTTCAATACTTTAGTCTCGTCATTATATGATGCTACATATCCTCTTGCAGTACCACTTGAAGTAGACTGCTCGATTTTACCCCCAATAGTGGGATTATCACTAAAATCTGATGTTAATTTAACTGCTCCTAATGATGAATATTCACTTGCACTATAAAGAACCGCAGAATCATATTTTTCTGGATTTTTTATAATTCCAACCTGAGCAAATTTAGTATCTGTTGGAAAATCTCTTGTAGAATCATCAAATCTAGAATATGTAAGAACTTTATCCGATCCCAATTCTTCATATACATTGTATCCATGACCTCTTGATGGAGGTATAATTGGAATCAGTTTTGCCGGATTGGAAATAGTATCTGTTAATGCATGACCAAAATCAACAATTCCAAATGTATATCCACTACCACCAGAAACAACAGTTGTTTTAGTAATAGTTCCAGATGTATCAACTTCTATATGTACTTTTGCTCCGGATCCATCACCTTTAATATCATAAGTGCCTTCAGTATATACACCTTTTCCTCCATTCTCAATATACACATATTTTATTTGATTGCTATTAATAATAGAATCTCCAGAATCTCTTACAGATTGAATTTGGAAATTGGTTGAAGATGACCAATCACTCGGAAGAACAATATATTCAGTAGAATCAAATTTAATAATATCACTTGGAGATATAGTAAACAAATACTTCCAAAGATATCCATCTCCACTTATCCCCGCGGCAGATACTTCTAAATCTGTAAATGTTGGTTCATCCTGAGATGTATTTCCAGTTAAGTTTGATGTCCCTCCAATATCACCATGAGATCCATTATAGATGCATATATAAACTTTAAAGTCACTATTAACAACATAATAGTTACTATCATAAAGTCTTGCAGATTGTGATATTGGAGTTAAATTTTCAACACTATAATTATGACGATACATTTCATAACGAGTATTAAAAGTCCAATCAAACTTTTTTACAACCCTTCTAGTATTTGCACTAGTTAATTTTTTTCCAAATAGTGCAGTATTTCTATAATGGCTTAAATATTGTAGATTATCAATAGGACTTGGAGGGGTTGATGGACTTTTATCCCATGTCGAACTTCTACCAAATCCTACAGGAGTAGACTCTGATCCAGGATTTGAAAGTCCCAAAAATACATAATAATTATTATCAGCACTCAATACAGATTCTACAAAATTATTAGCATTGGCAATTCTAAATTGATCTGTTACTATAGCGGACATATTACAATAATTTTTTAAGTATTTATATGGGTTTAATTATCTTTTGTTTCGGGAAGTGCTCCTGTCAATCTAATACCTTCACCTCTTCTCTGAATTGTTGGGAAAGTTGATAATCCAACATCAAAAGTTTTTCCAGAAACACCAATAGAAATTGGAGCAGAAGATCTGGTAATTGAAGTAAATAATCCCCAAGAAAATTCACCAACATAATCACCACTAGTAGAAAGTCCTGTTACATTAGTTCCAGAATCTATATTACAAGTAACAATACCAACATAATCACCAAAACGGGATAATTGATGGATATAGTAAATATTATCTAAAAATGCAGTTCCAATACCAACTACAGCAGCATTTGAACTATCCACCGATATGACACCAGATCCAATTATAGTGTTCTTAACAAATATTGGATACCCAACCTCTAAATCATCTCCAAAATTTGTTGTTCCCATATCAAGGAAGAACTCAAGTGCCAATGAATGTCCACCTGATCCAGAAGTAGTTGTAATTCCTGTTATAATTCCAGAAAATCCTTTAATAAATTCAATTTGATCAATATTTTCAGTATTTGAATCTGGTAGGGATATAATTGTTTTGGGTGCTGCAGTAGCAGTATATCCAAAACCAGGATTTGTTATTGTAGTTCCAGTAATCACACCATTAGTGACTGCTCCTGTAGCCTGAGCAATAGTTCCAATACCAACACCAATTTCAATTGGTGATTGGAACTTGATATTTACTGTCGATCCTACATATCCATTTCCACCATCCGCAATTGTGAGAGTGGAAACTGTTCCTCCAGCACCGATAGTTGCAGTAACAACTCCTGATGTAACATCTTTACCATCAACAATAATACCTCCCATATTTTGATATGGTCCTCCTACTGATTCATCATAATTAAAATTACTTACAGCATCAACAAAAATACTGGAATCAGAGGTTGTAACATCTTTAATAATTTTTGCGGTTGGATAAATTTGAGCAATTGTAGATTGTCTTGTCTTATAAACAAATTCTCCATTAATTACCCTATCAATTTTTTGTTTTGTCCATGACATTGGTTTACTATTAACTTCATCGATACCTTGATCTAGATATAAACTAGTTTCAAATTTATCCGCAAAAGATATATCAAAAACTGTTCTTTGATCTTGAGTAATTGTTCCTGTAATGGAATCATTTTTAAATACTCTAACATCATCACCCTTTTCTAATGTTGGAATTACATTATCTACTTGTATGTCATCTACACCTCTAGTTCCTCTATAGTAGAAAATATCAATTTGATCTTCTGGTTTTGGTGGACTAGTAAATGCAAATGAAGTACCTCCATCAAATACATAAGAAACTCCTGGATCTTGAATGACTCCATTAATAATAATGAGTAATACATTTTGCAGTTCTATTGTAGAATTTTCGGGTTTTTCGAAACTCAATACCGACCCATTGTATTTGAGTGGGAATCTTATTCTCTCTCCATCTTGATAATTTTTGACAGAATCAATATAATCAAGTTCTCCAAATTGCCATGAACCAAAATTATCACTAAAAGTTTCTAATACTGTAAGCTCAAATTCTGAAATGGGAGATGTCAAATTTTTATCAGTAACAAGTCCGACTGGTTTAAATACATCACCCTTTCTAAATGAATATCCAGATCTTGCTATATAGAAATTTCTAACTTCAAAATAAGTTGATCCAATACCTGTTGCAGAATTTTCATCAACATCAATATCCAATAACAATCCAATTCCAGTATCAGTCGTTGAACCACTACCAATTCTAGAAACACCTACAACTTCAAGATTTTCATATGTTGGTTCAGAAACAAATATTTGTGTTTGATTGGAATACCCAGTACCACCATCTACGATAGTAAACTTAAGTTGTCCACCTGTTCCATTTACAGATGTTCCTGCGTTAATTGTAATTGTATCAGTTGTTGTTGCACCTATACCTAAAACTGCACCATGTATTGGATCCGATGCTCTTGGGTATGCATGGAATGATCCATGATTATCTTGAGCACAAGTAAAGGTTAAACTTCTTGTGTGTATACCAACTGAACCACCTGGATCATCAGTTCTAATATTAGCAAGTTCTGCCCTAACAAAAGTATGTGTAGATGTGTCTGAAGATTCACCTACGAATACAGTAAATGAGTCTGCATCAACTTTAGTTATTGCTAACCATTTAGCACTAGAAGGATCAGTTGATCTCGGATAAGTATGTTCTGTTGCATAATTATCTTTCGCACATTTAAATGTAAATGATTCATTTGCAAGTTGAACTCTTTCACCAGTTACCATACCATGATTAGTGGTGGTATTTACTGTCAATAAACCCGTAGATGGGATATAAGACGCAGTATTGGTTGTTAATATACCTGCAGCTATAAATCCATGACCAGCACCAACATTCAATACAAGATCGCCTGTGGATGGTTCGTAAGATGCTGTGGATATT